TTTTTGCGTACATTTGCATTGAACTGTGTTACGCTTCGGGCGGCTCGGATCACCTGTTCAGCCCTGCACAGCAGGGCTGTCCCATTATATGAGTTTGTATACTTTCTTTTTGTTGATAAAATAGTAATATACTTTATGTCCGGTGTTGCTGCTTAATTTTTTGAGTTCTGTATATATTTTCTTAGTTTCATTTTTAAATTCAAACACCACGGCGTCCGCGCCCTGCTTTTGGGTTGCGTCCTTAAAGTGCCTCGCGATGTTGTTATGACTGGACAATGACTTCAAATCAGCGGCAATTCCGTTGATTGTGATATCGTGTGAGGATATCCCGGACACTTCAGACAGGTGTTCCACCCGGTATCCGTTGTCGGCAAGTACTTTTGCCATGTTCGCCTCTTTCTCGTATTTTGCTTTTTCCTGCTTGTTCTTTCCCGCGAATTTGATCCTCTCCTTCTGCGTGGCTACATATCCTCCTTTTTTCTCATTTCGGTAGGTATGTTCCCACCTATCTTCCGGATACTCATCCTTCATGTACACCGGATATGAAGAGCACACGCACCGCGGATGTACGGGCAGGACGACCTCTGTAAGCGGATGGGTTACGGATGCCACCTCGTCGCAAAGTTCGCAGTCCCAGTTGGAGTTTCTTCTTGTCCTGTATCCGATGGCTCCAGACTTGCGGTAGACGTTTGTCATGTGCCTCTGGTATGCCATGTTTATCATGGTCTGGGCGAGGACTACCATTGACCCGAGAACGTTCCGCTGGTTACCTCTTCCGTAGGAATATCCCCTGGAGCGGATCGAAGCGGACATATACCCAGAATCCGACACGGCTTCCCGCCAGAGAGGCGATGCGTACGGATTTGCGATGTACGTGAAAAAGTCCGACACCAAATCCAATTCGCGGAGATTCTTGGCGAAGCCTATCGCTATCCATCCTTCAAGGAAGTACTTCAGCGTTGAACTGTGGCCGTCGGCCCTCACTGTGGCGTCCTTGCCGTCTATGCTTCTTGTCGCCCAAGCCATGGCGTCTTCGTCTTCCTCCTCGTCAGAGACGAGCGGTTTCGCCCTGTCAAGCGCATCTCCGATGATTTCGTCCCCGAGGGCCACGAGCCTTGCATCCACTTTCCGCTCAAGGTCCCCGTCGAAGGAAAACATGAAAGATTTGCCGAGGCTCCGGTACCGCCTGCACAGAGAGACGACGTCCGTCACCGCCTTTTCCATGCGGATGCGGACGTCGTCCTTGGCTTTGGACATCTGTCCGATTACCTCATCCATCACGACATCCTGTTCCTTGCTTCATTGACCGTGTTCCCGGAAGAACTGCCCCCCACGGCTCCGGACATGCCTTCCGCGATCAGTTCCGCACGCTCCTCCCCTACTATCCTCTCGTTCTCGGAATTGATTCCGTACCCGAGTTCATAGGCAAGTTCGGCCCCGGACTGCCTCGACAGTACCCCGGATGCGCGCAGCTGCACTATGTTGTTCACCTGTTCAGTTTCGGACATGAACACGTAAGGAAATATCTCCGCCTTCACCATGAGAACCTCAAAGTCGCTCGACCTCCCCGTTTCGATGCCGTAGGCGTACTTGAACAACTCCACGATGTCGTCGAGGAAAGGCTGGAAGTGCTGCGCGTCAAGCAGGGCCTTCTGGTAGGAGTCGGCAAACAGCATCTTGACAGTAAGGGAACTCATGTCCGAACCGGACTTTATCTCCGGAGTCTCCACTGCGAACGAAGACCGCATTATGTTTTTCTCCAGCGTGTTGAGCTGGAGTTCGTACGATCTCGACGAGTCCGCCGGTTCCAGATACCCGATCTTGGTGTTGGGGTCGGGGGAGTCAATCCTGGTCGGCGTGCCGTCTATGGTCGTGGTGAGTTCCACCTCTCCCCCGAGCGCATAGAGAATCCTGAGGGCGTACGCCATGTTGTTCTCGGCAAGCTGCGACATCGAAAGTTCATAGTTTTCAATCAGCGACTGTGAATTCGCCCAGAACGGTGCGCCGTACCTGTCATAGGCCACAGGAATTCTCCGGAAACGGTGTGGCACCGGCTCCTGGTCGACCTCCCAGTCCCCGAGCCCGAGAAGGCCCCTGACGTTCGAGACGACGGCCTTGACACCCTTTTTCTGTCTCCTGTACCTCATGTAATGGCTGTCATCATAAACGTCAAGATATTCGGCGACATCTTCCCCGTTCTCGTCGCGAACCGTGTACCTTCTTCCGAAAAGCGACATCCTGCCAGTCATGGGATCATAGTGGGGATAGAGCGTGTCACCGTTCTCATATGAAAAAACGCGCCATCCCATCTTGCCGCCCTTCAGGTAGAAGCACACGGCGCAGTCCCCGGTCTTGCCGTCCGCGCCGATCGCTTCGAAGATGCAGTTTTCGATGTTCTTGTTTTCCCACCCCTCCCGGAAGTCGTTAAGGCCCTGCTGATCACCCGGGCTCCGCCTCGAACTGCTCAACCTTATGTTGACGTTATTGCCGGTGAGTGTTGCCATCCTCTTAGTCCATATCCTCTCCTGGAACGCGATGGCCACCCTTGTCTTTATCTTTGCCGCCGTCTTGCCTCCTACGTTCTTTAATATCGTATTGGGATAGTATTTGAGCGAGTTCACCTTGTGCGCGTTCACGTCAAACTCCCTCATGAAGTCGGCCTGCGTGAAGACGTCATATCTCACGGTGTCCGACGTGTCCGCTTGGGTGTCCAACGTCCCCTCGCGCCTGATCTCTCCCGAATACAGCAGGTTCCCCGACGGTCTCGCCCTGAGGAAGGCCCGCTTTGCCAGTATCTGTCTCGGGGTCATCGTCCCGATGTTGGGTTCTTTCATATTTCAATTGTATTACCAGTTCTCAAATCCGCGCCTTATGCTCCGTGTCCTCCTGGAGAAAAGATGCATTACCATGAATAGCGCTTCGATAAAGTCAGGGGAATGTCCGACCTCAAGTTTCATCTGAGGTTTAGATATTATCTCGAAACGTCCGGTCTCGGTATCTTTTCTCTTTATGGCCGTCCTCTCCTCCAAAAGCCTTTCCCGGACCGTGTACACACGGCCTTTCCTGCCGACGAACCTCCTGTTCATCACGTCCTCGGAGATGCTGAACTCCCCGGCCTTGACTGCCTTGACGAATTTTTCCGCACACTCGGACTTCAAGTTGTTCCACAGCCTCGTGTCCGAAGCGGCAGACTTGTTGTTGAACGGTACGCTCTTACCCTTGAACGCGGAAGACTCCTGAAGCCACAGGCCGAGTCCGTTGCTGTCGTATGTGAAGTTCTCCTTTCGGACGCCGTTCTTCTTCAGGAACGCTTCGATGAACGGTATGACGTCGTCCGAGAAACCTCCCCTGCGTATCTCTATGTCGCATACATGGTGCCCGTCGAATGCGTAAAGCACGAGAAAGTCTCCGGAAAGGGCGACGTCCGCACTCGCACGCATGATCCCGTCGCGTTTCTCGGCATTGGAGAACATCTTCTCAATGTCGTCGGAAGAAAGCAGGGACGAACCGCTGTCCATGTCACGCCAGACGCCTATTATGTCATTGATGGTACTCTCGTTCCCCCTCGCGGAGATTCTGTTCATGTACTTCGGGTCGGACACCTTAAGTATTTCGTTGTCCGCATAGTCCCCTTCAATGAAGACCAGAGATGTTATGAAATCCTTGTATGACCCTCCCGTGTCTTCCATGAGTTTGCTTATCTTAGGATTCGCCTTCGGATGCCCGTAGACCTCCTCATAAGAGTCTCCCCATGCAATGTCCGATACATCCTCCCCATATCGGTAGAAGTAACGTATCTTGCCATCCCTTTCGGGAATCACCCTGTCCGTCTCCGGATCTATATACCAGCCTAAGAACGAGCGCAACTTGTTGCTCTTTCCTACGGGGTTGCACGTACAGATGCACTTCGCCTCCACGCCGGATGTCGTACGGTTGGATGCGAGAAGACTGAAAAGGACATCAAGATTTTCCTTGGTGTGTTCGGGAAGTTCCTCTATGACCACGAAGGCCATCTCCACTCCCCTGAACCTGTCTGAAATCTTCTTGGGGTCCTGGAGATGCTCCATTTTCATCGTCGCCCCCTTACCCTCAAGGAACTTCCACTCGAACGTGGCGTCGGCAGATGAGCCGAATCCTCTGTAGACCTGCTTGGACGACATCCATATTCCGCGCCTGACATCGTCTTCGAACTTGCGGAAGCCGTACATGTTGACGTCGGGATTGAAAATATACGGCAGGGCTTCAAAAAGAGCGATCCAGGTTTTCCCGCCTCCTCGCTTTCCGCCCACAATCTTGATGTCCGCTTGTGCAAGAAGCACCTTCTCCTGAAAACCCTTCTGCGGAATCAGATTCCATATTTTCCTGCCCTCCCTCTTCAGACGGATGTTCTCCCGACGTCTTTCTTCGACATGATCATATGAGTACACCGTCATCCCGTATTTCGCGAATACCGGGTCGATGTCATCGTGTCCTATTCCTTGTATGCATGTCATGACGCACAAAATTGGAACAAAATCAGAATAAATCAGAATAATTATTCCGATTTATTCTGATAAGCACATTATATTTGCTGCATGAGACTTCAGGAAGAAACAGCCGGAACCGAACGGCATTCACGCAACATTGTCTGCCCGTTGTGCGGCAAGGCCGCAAACGTGCGGATAAGACATCTTGAGGGTACCCTCCGCTATTCGCTGCGGTGCAGGAACTGCAAGCAGGAAAGCGAAATCGAAATAAGAGACATACGTTAGAGTCCTTGAGACCGAAATAGAGACCGAACAGAGTCCTTGAGACCAATACAGAGTCCGGACAGAGAGACGCCATCTCTCTGTTGCGGGCTCATTTTGTTTTACATATAGTCACACATCAATGAAAGACAGAATTTTATCTGCGCTCAGAACAAAGTATGCGAGCTTCGGGTTGAGCAGAGAGGCTTTGGATAGGGTTGCCTCGCAGAAAGTCAAAACTATCACGTCGGACGAGGAAATAGAAGACGGAATCTCGGATGTCGAGACAATGACCCTCGTCGCAAAGGAACTGCAAGGATCCGCCGACAGCCTGCGCACACGCAACACGCAGCTTCAGAGGGAACTTGAAGACTTGAAAAAAGAAGATCCGGACGTACACGCCGGCGGGTCCGCCGAGAAATTCGCGGAAATCGAAAAAAAACAGAACGAGATTCTCGAAAAGTTCGCCGAACGCGAAAAGGCGGACAAGAGAGCCGAAGTCATGGAAGAACTGCACAGGAAGCTCAAGGCCATGGGGTGCGGCAACGATTTCATCCGCAAGACAACGCTTGCGGGGATTGAAATCGCCGACGGCGACACGGCGGACTCGCTCGCCGAAAGGCTGAAGCCTGTCTACGACGCGAACTGCAAGGAGGCGTACGGAGACGGATACCGCCCCCTCATGGGAAACGGCGGAGGTTCAGACGAAGGTCCGGACTTCTCGGCCATGGTCGAGGCGCTCAGAAAAGACGGCAGCCTTCCGGCCAAAAAGGAATAAACTTAAATCAAACAAAAAAATGAAGACATTCAATGCCTACGGGCAAACATCAAGACAATTCGGCGGAAACGAACCGGTATGGTGCGGAGTCGTCAGGCCGATACCTGTCGGCGGTGTCCTTGATGCGGAATTCGTGAAAAGCAATGCCCTGTACAGGGCCGGTACGCCGGTCGAATACGATGAAAGTACAAGGACATTCAAACCTCTCGTAAATCCACAGGATGCCGTGGCCTCCGAAGGGGCTGAAGCGAAGGTCAAGGTAAACGGATATCTCTACAATGACATCTACATCGGTCCCATGGAGGAAGAAAACAAGAACTTCAGCGCTACCGGAGCCATTGTGATGAATCATCCCGACGGGCTGCTCATCGACAGGACGGGCTTTTCCGAAATCAAGGAGACCCTCAGAAAACTCATTCCTGGAGTGCACCTCATAACGGAACTGGCAGAATAAAAAGGAGAACGATATGAATACATACAATATACAATTCTATGACCTTCTGTCCAGAGCCCTCGGGGGCGCGGACCCGAAGAGGCTGCAGGGATTCCTCGACAACGTAATGGCGGAAAAATACAACACCCTGCAGATAGACGGTTTCCAATTCGCAGACGAGATGCAGCTGGACTTCACTTACGAGCAGATGCAGAAAGAGATCGGCATGAACGTAATGGCTTCCTATGTGGATCTTGATTCCGACCCGATCCCGGTAGGCACGGAAGGAGCTTCGCTGTCCACCGGCTCCATCCCGCGCATGAAGATGGTCGAGTACTACAACGAGGACAAGTACCGCAAAATGCTAATTACGGAACAGAGGTTCGGGGCTGATTCGGACAGGGTCGCAAATGCCGCATCCAAACAGCTTTTCCGCACTGCGGACACCCTCATAGGAGGACACACCAACTCGCTCACCTTCCAGAGGAACCAGATCGTGTCCAAAGCAAAGTTCGAACTCACACTGGAGAACAATCCGGGAGGACTTGTCAACCTCGAATTCGCAGCCCACGTGCCCAACGAGAACATGACCACACTGGCGGATAAAAAGAGGTGGTGGACGGACAAGGACAACACGAAAGAGGGAGCCGATGCCAATCCGGCGGAAGACATGAGACGCATGGTGGAACGTGCCCGCAGGAAAGGCGTAAGGGGGCACTTCGAGGTAAACACGACTTACATGGACAAGATCCTCGGCCACTCAAAGGTGCTTGCGGTAGTCGGAACCAGCCTGCTTCCCGCTGCGGACTCCGCCGCCCAGAGCGCCTTTGCTTCCGTACTGCCGCGCAAAAGGAAAGCCGAAGCCCTTGCCGAACTCGTGGGCGCGCCTATCAAGGAAATCGATTCTCTGGTTGCAGTGAGGTCCTTTGACAAGACAAAAAAGAAGATGACCACGAAAACGCTTGAGGCCTTCGAACCAGGAGTGGTCGTATTCGTTCCGGACGGTAGCCTCGGAGAAATTCTGACCGTGGAGCCTATCACCGTGGCCGGGGGCACCTACGCGACATTCTACGAAGGAAGGCTGCTTCTCACCGTGGGAGTTGACCCCGTGAAGAAATGCCAGTCGTTCCACACCGAAATGACGTCGCTTGTCGTACCGGACAAGCCTCAATACATGTGGTACCTGTACCCCTACAGTGCGTAGGAGAGTTGAAGCGGAGGAAAGATGACAGCCTATACCATAGAGCAGTGGCTTCGGGGAATGGTGGACTTCGAAGTTCCGGACGGCACGATCAGGGCAATCCTGTTCAACAACGCCGTCGAGGAAGGCATCGGCGTGTACCATGTTCAGGAAAGGGAGCGGGACCTGTGTCTCGCGGACCTGCTCATGTGGCTGTCGTCGTCCTCTACGATAACATCGGGAGAATATGTGTCCGACGGAGGCTGGGTACAGCAGAAATCCAACAGGAATGTAGCGGACAGGGCCGGGCTGAGGCAAAGGGCGCAGGCCCTGTATGCCAAGTGGTCGTCAGACAAGGCGGACTCCGCGCTCGGCTCAAAGGTCACGATAAAATCACTCTACTGACATGTTCAATCCAAGATTTCCACATACGATGCGCGTTCTGAGGGCCGAAGAGGACGAAACGGGCAACCCGGTGCTTGACGACAACGGGAATCCGTCGTACGGGCCCGTCGTTCTTGACAGGGTTGTCGAATCCGACGGCGGGCCCGTATCCGGTCCTGACGGAAGATTTCTCACCGAGCAGGCGGAGACAATCGAGTTCGGATACAGAAGGGCGTCCTTGAATGCGAGGGACACGGGAGACGTGTCGGTTCTTACACAGATGATCGCACTGCCGCTGTTCACCACGCCTCTCAGACGCGGCGACATAATCGAAATAACCGACTCCGAACGGACATACCGCGGAACCGTCATCAAGAAACAGAGTTTCAATCTCGGTTCCAATGTCTGGTTTGAAGAAGTGAGGAACTGACATGAGAGACAGAAATATGCAAGTGATAGATGGTGCCTTCAGCAGATTTGCCGCAGACAAAAAAGAGGTCATCGCTTCAGGTATGTACCGTCTTCTGGAATCCGCAGTAAAGATTGCGCTCGAAGCCCACGACGAAAGGCATCAAGCCCATGTCGAGACGGGAGACACTTACGGATGGATGCTTGTCCATGACGGGAAAATAGAAGAAATCGCAGTGGTCGCTACGGAGAAGGACGAAGGCAAGGCGTCGCAGATGCTGCGAAGCAAGGCCGATGAACTTCCGGATACGGGCTGGTGCGGCGTGGTGATGGCGGGACTCACCCCGGCGGACTATTTCGCAGTCGATTATGAATATGGCATGCTTGACTACGCGATGCAGATGACAAGAGACGATTTCCACAGACATTTCAGGAGAATCTAAAGAATGAACGTATTCGACATAACGGACATTGAGAATGAGATTAAAGAACTTGTCGAATCATTCGGGATATCGTCCAGAACATACTGCAACCGGCCGAAAGCCGCCGAACAGCTCCAAGACTTCATAGTCGTCAAGTGCGGGACGATTTCCGACCGGGTCGCATACGGGGAATGTACCGTGTCCGTACACCTGTTTGCCAAAGATATCGGCAACCTCAAAAACGGCAAGAAACTTTCGTTGATGTACCGGCAGTTTGTCGAGAATCTTCCTCCCGAATACGGTGACCTACTTTTTGACACTGCGCCCAAAATTCTCGGGGACGCCCCAGATGACTACGGATTCCACGCGCGGATCATAAACATTCAGACAACGATAAAAATTCAAGAACAATGGCAGCAAAATTAACACACGAAATGCTCGGAGACCTGCATAAGGGGTGCACGGCAATCTCGCTGATTCCTTATGACAGCACAAACAACTACGGATCGGAAGGAGTAACGTTCAGTTCTCTGGACTTTTCCACAGCCGACAGAATATTTACAATCAAAGACTCCTTCAACCTCTCGCCGTCCGATCCTGCGACCGAAGAGATCAAAATAGATCAGAAGGACGAAACTATCGACACTTCCGTTGAACAGGGAGAGTGGAATATGACAGGCAATATTCCTTCTGTAGACTTGGACCTCCTGTCTTTCTTCTTCAAGGAAGGAGCCAACGTAACCGGAGTGACCGGCTCCGAAGGAGACACATACACGGGAAAATCATTCTTCACCGAGCCGAAGGAGGTTGTCTGCGCGGTTCTTGTCGAGTCGGCCAGCAAAAAGACGGCGATTGTGTTCGCAAGGGTTAAATTCGTGGTCGGAGGCTTGACGCAAGAGAACGCAACGGATCCGGTGCACGTCGCGTTCACGGGGAACATACTGGTGAACCTCAAAGCAGAGCAAGGAGACTGGGCAGTAGTCCACAAGTAGAACCGATAAAACGTTTTCAAGGGACGGACAGACCCGTCCCTTTCTTTTTTATATGAAACCGGATACAAAAGCCAAACAGGAATACATGGGTATTGCCCTTGATGCCCCGACCGAAATCAGAATACCCGGAACGCGGAAGACCGTAAGGATTCGCGGAATAAAACCGTATACGCTCGAACGCCTAAGTCTTCTCTGGCAAGAAAGGGAAATGTCCGCCGGAGAAGACTCTGCGTCTGTTCTCAAGAGCATGTGCCTTGAACCGTATTTTGCAGTCAAAGAAGCAATTCTCATTGTTCTGAACGACTTCTGGAAAATACGAATTCTGTACAGGCCTCTCGTATGGTGGTGGGGGAAAGTCAAGGGCTATACGGACGGACAGATGCTGCCGATCATACAGGAGGGTAAAAAAAAACTTCAGCTTACAGCACACTGGACAGTTATGGTGTACTCGACGGATATGAGGAACGACCAGATGAAGATGACGAAGAAGGAAGCAGAGCAATACCAAGCAGAACTGCTTTTGGCTGCGAAGCGGCTTTCATCGAAAAATTCCCCTGCTACGGAGGGTCAAGGAGATTCTTCTTCGGACTGATTACAGTCAGGAACTGGTCCTACAGATGTGAACTCACGATGCCGCAAATAGAGATAATGATGAGCGATCTTCCACATACTCTATACAGGCCGGTAAAAAAGCCAGGGGCGACGTTTTCCAAGTCTGACATTGACGAGGCCGTCAAATTGAATGCCGAACTGCGAAAGAGGAAAAAGGCCGTCAGGCAGAAGGAACGGGGGTATACTGTGGAAGAAATATTCAACGGCGATGCTGACGAGAACTAAATAAATCGACACTATCATGCCCACTATAGATGAACTCAATTTCAAGGTAATCCTTGACGATGCCGAATTCAACGCCACAATCCGGAAAGACATCAAGGCGGCGAAAGAGTACAACATGAAACTTTCAGACCTCCTTGACATTAAAAAATCAATATCACAAACGGATGTGTCCAACGCAAGAATCAGTTCAAGGATTCTGGTCGATCAGACGAAGGCACAGGAAAAAATTACACGCGAGACGCAAAAGACAGCTGCCGCCCAAGAGATACTCAACGAGAAAATAGCAAGAGAGGGCGACAGGACCAGGACCGCAGCGGCGATAAATCAACAAAAGCTGACCAGGGAGACGATAAAAACAGCCAGAGCGCAACGGCAGTTGAATGCAGCCACGTCCAACCACTCGAACCTGTTCAAGAAGTTGACCTCCGTTGCTGCTGGGTATTTCTCGTTACAAGCCGGCGGACAACTGTTGTCGTCCCTCATGCGCATCACAGGGGAGTTTGAACTTCAGAGGACGACCCTCGGGGCCATTCTTGGAGATTTGGACAAGGCGGACGGCATCGTTTCCCAAATCAAAGAGCTGGCGGTCAAATCCCCTTTCGAGTTCAAGGAGCTGGCCACTTATGCGAAACAGCTTTCGGCTTATTCTGTGCCTACGGACGAAATATTCGAGACGACAAAGATGCTCGCCGACGTATCTGCCGGCCTCGGCGTTGGCATGGACAGACTTATACTTGCGTACGGTCAAGTGCGGTCCGCCGCATTCTTGAGGGGAACAGAGGTGCGCCAATTCACCGAAGCGGGAATCCCGATCCTCGAAGAGCTGGCCAAACAGTTTTCCGAACTTGAAGGGAGGGCGGTTTCGGTAGGCGAAGTTTTTGACAAAATATCTCTAAGGCTCGTGCCGTTCGAGATGGTTGCGAAGACGTTCAAGGACATGACATCAGAGGGAGGGAAATTCTATATGATGCAGGAGATCCAGGCCGAGACGCTTTCAGGGAAAATCTCCAACTTGAAAGACGCGTATGAAATCATGATGTCAGAAATCGGAGAGAGACATTCCGACAAGTTGAAAGGCGCAGTCGATTCCATCCGCAGCCTTGTGGAAAACTGGGAGAATGTAGGGCGCGTACTTGCCGAACTGATTGTGACGTTTGGAGTGTATAAAACAGCGGTATTCGGAATAAACAACGCGACTAAACTACTCGAACTTTCCCAACTCAAACTGGTAAGAACTTTCAGAATCCTTAAGGTTGTAATTGCAAGGAATCCGTATGTTGCCATTGCGGCAGCGGTCACCGCAGCGGGATATGCCATATATAAATGCGTCACTCACCTTGAAGGTTACGAAAAGATCCAAAAGACCGTTTCCGACAACAGCGACAGATACAATGCGCAATTGGGCGCCGAAACGGCAAAACTCGACGCGCTCTATGCCAAGCTGCAACTTGCCAAAGAAGGGACGGAAGAGTATAACAAGGCAAAGGCGCAGATTCAGTCCAAATACGGAAATTACATACGACAACTCGAACAGGAAGGAGTGGCAGTGGACAACCTTGCGGACATATACGACAAACTGAAGAGCAAACTGGAGGAATCTGCAAAAAAACGTTTTTTTGACACAGCAAAGCAGGATCTGGAGCAGGAATACACAAATCAATTTGACGGAATATTCAAATCCTTCCAGCGCCAGATAAAGATCATGAGCCGTAGCGGCAACGAATTGTCTGCCCTTGAGAAAGAAACGATTTGGCAGTTTGTAATCGGGCAGAAAGACTTTGACGAAATGATGGCGGGCCTGTCGTCTAATATACAGCATCGTATTTATCGTTCTGGCGCTTTGCCTATTCTCAAGACATTGAAAAATGATTTTAAAACCATCCAAGACGCTTATGCCGCAGGTCTCGCCGACATAGAGAATGCATATTCAACAAGCATTGCGAAAAACGATTTGGGTCTCGATGAAAAAGCCGAAGAACTGTCCAGATTCGCGAAGACTGTCCGAGAGGTCCTGAAGAAATACGGGATTGACGGACAAGGTGAAGCCGGCGGACTCTGGGCCGACAAATACACGGATTACTATGATTATCTCAAAAACCTCCGAGATACATACAAGGAAATTGGGGACAAAATCAAAGATGCGGGCATTACCCAGCAGCAGAACCTTCCGAAACTGAAAGAGCAGAAACGGGTAGTCGAAGCCATTGCGGCCGCGCTCGGAGTATCCCTGACCGAATCCGGAGGAAACGGCAAGTCTGTCGAACAGGAGGCCATAGAAAGCAGAATCAGGGCCATAGAAAAACTGCAAGATGTCTATGAAAAATTCAAGCCTTTCATTGAAAAGGGGCTGCTCTCGGAGGACGAACTCAAGGAAAATTTCAAGAATTATTTTTCAAGCCTTTCAGAGAGCTACGGCGAAGCGTTTGTAGAGGATTTCGATTTCAAAGAACGCTTCAAGAAAGCGATAGCGGAATTGGAAAAGTTTTCCCCTAAGGCCGCGTCGGACTTGAACATGAAACTTGAAGGGAGTCTCTTTGACGCGGACTTGAACGAATTGAAAGACAAAGAAAAACAAATCAAATCCCTTACCGGCACCATAGGGAAATATTACAAGCAAATGTCTGAATGGGCGGGTGAGGATTTCAATATTGAAGGAACGGGGCTAACTCACGATATCAGCAAGATCCTGTCCGAACTGAAGAACAAATTTGCAGAAATCGAAGAACGCGCTCAAAAAATGGGCGAAATGCTCAGAGAAGCGGTATCGGTGGAAGCAGACCCAGTGGCGATGTCTGCAATTAAGCAGGAGTTTGAAGCCGAGTTCGGCGAAGGCGTTTGGAACAAATTCTGGGAAGAATATGTTACCGACGGAGAATCGGCGATAGATGCGATTGCCAAGAAAGAAAAAGACGCGAACAGAATCAAGTCTCAAGATAAATTGATGTCTCTGGCATCCTCAAAAGTAAAGGAACTTACCGAGGGTTTGAATTTAAGTGATTGGGCAGACAAGTCGCTTCATCAGATCAATCAGATACAGGCGGCTTTGATGCGTTTGTTGTCCGGAGACGGGTTCAACATCACGAATTCTACAACAATAGAACGGGCAAAAGAATTAGGCATTTCACTTGAAGATCTGGAATCTACAATCAAAGGAATTCTTGCGGGGGAATACAGAGATGTAACTGTCGAAAAGTTTAAGAAACTGCAACAGGCGGCGTCCAAAACGTCTTCTTTGATAGGCGGATTAGGGGATACCTTAAAATCACTCGGAGAGGCCACGGGCAGCGACGGACTGATTGCCTTTGCCGAAACACTTGACGTTGTGGAAGAACTCGCAAGTATTTTAATTGAGTGCGATTCATTATGGAACGGAATTGCGGAGACGGTCGGCGAAGCGACTGACGCGACAGGCGAAGTCGCCGATGCTGCGGGCGAAGTTGCATCAGAGGCGGGAAACATAGCAAAGAGTTCCGATTGGATAACTGTGGTAATCAAATTAGTCCTTTTGATTATCAAGCAAATAGCGAACGCTATTTCCGGAGCAAACGCAACACAGCAGGCAATGGCTGACGCTGCGAGAGACTATAAGGAACAACTTTATGAAGCCAGCAGGATCAAGTTTGATGGAGTCTTCGGCACCAACAAAATGGGTCTATTGACTCAGAATCTTATAAATTCAAAAAAAGCCCTTGAGGACTTCAAATCTTCCGCGGCCGGCATTCAAAAGGAAAAAGACTTCGGCTCCGGAGGATTGGTGACCTTTTGGGATTTTCTCACGTTTGGAATCGCACGCAATCTCTCAAAAAAAGGGACTGCCTTGAATGCGCAAAAAATTTCTGGCCTTGACCAATTGGCGGAAATGTTTCCCGACATATACAATCCCGACGGATCGCTCAACATGGAATACATCAAGTCCATGCTGCCGGCTTGGAATGAGGCAAAGGGATTTAGCAGCGGATGGGCTTTGAGTGAAGGCTTAAAGGCCGCTCTGCACAACGCGGTCGCAGATTATGACTTGTATGTTGAAGAAATGGACAAATTCAGACAGTCAATAAAAGACATCTATTCTGATATCTCATCGTCCATTGCGGATAATATGGTAGATGCGTGGCTTGAATCAGGGGACGCCTTGTCAAATCTTACCGAGGCTACAGATGAATTCAAAGAGTCATTATTCCGTATGATGGTGCAAAGTATGCTTGCGCAAAAGTTCATGGACAAATTCAGCAACGACATAGACAAGATTGCGGAAGATTACATAAACAATTACACGCTGTACGGACAAGAAGAGGCAGACAAGATATTTGCACGTGACAATAACGCTTTGATAGACAACATTGCAGATTACGTCTCTGGAGCCGCAAATTACGTAGAAGCACTCGGCAAGGCTCTCGGTCTTACTCCCGGCAAGAAAGAAATATCTTCGGGACTCTCGGACGGGATAAAGGGCATAACCGAAGACACGGCGGATTTGCGGGCAAGTTACATCAACGCAATAAGGGCGGACGTCTCATATGGCAAAACCCTATGGTTGAGCATGGGAATTTCTCTCAAAACCATCATTGCAATGCTATATCCAATACCCACCATAGTGGATTATATGGCTAAAATCCAAGCAAATACATATAATACATCAGTAAACACAAGCATGATATTGGCGGAAATGCGAAGCGTGATTACAAATGAAGACGGAGGCTGCGTCAAGGTCCTCATGTCATAGGGCGCCAAACGTGCAGCATCATGATTAGAACAAATCGGAATAATTATTCCGATTTGTTCTAATCATGATATTATATTTGTTACGCAATGTCTATTCACGTTCCTCATATAATAAATTACATGCCCTTTTATCTGCAAACAAAAGTAGACGAAAGAGCTGTCGATACTAAAGAATATGGACTTATAGCAAAGTCAACTCCTTACCCTGCCCTGCCTACACCTAAAGACCCGTACAAGAATACGTGGCACGACGAGGACGGCGATGAGGAATATAACGAAGTTATGCACTATGAATCGTTTGAGTTAAGTGTCTCCTTCTATCTGAAGACTTTTGATGATGCTGAAGGCACATCGGAAAAATCAATGCGAAGACAGTTGGACTCTTTCTTTTCCAAGATAAGACAAGGTGAATTCATGATATATGATTCATACCTCGGGCTCGGCTTTAGCGGCGTCAGATATTCCGGTTTCAAAGAAGACAGCATAAAAAGAAGAAAGAACTGGACAAGGGTAATATTCTCCGTTACATTCAAAGTGAACAATCCTTTGTCGAGAGTTGTCCTCAATGCCAACAATGTACTTGTCGAAGAATAATTATGGCTAAGTTTTCTATATACTCAAAAGACGGTTCAACCGTAAGGTACAAAGGGCAGCCCAAGTATACCGGCTCCTACCTTAACGTCGGCAAGCTTGAATTTTCAGATATATCCTCCCCGGTCCCCATACAATGGGAGATTGGAGACTACGTTGACTACTACCGTACCGGACTGAGATACAAGTTGTATTCGCTTCCAGAGCCGAAAAAGCAGGCACGTCCGAGAGAATACGGAGCCGCTTTCGTATATTCGGATGTGACCCTGTATGCGGCCACAAAGGAGCTGGAGATTGCCCCCTACAGAGACATAGTGGACAGCGACAACGGAATCCACTTTTCGTCAAGGAAAGACTTCTCGACGTACGAGGACGTGTATGGAATCGCAAGACGGATACAGGCATGCATGGACGACCTTTATCCCGGCAAATGGAGAATTGAGGTGTTCCCTTTCGACGGAAGAGAAGACAGTGAAATCATAGACAAGATAAGCGAGACGAAAGAGTTTTCTGTCAACGGGTCATGTATAGACGCTCTCGGGCAGATCTATGAGACATGGCCGCAGATAGGCTGGATCCATACCTATGACCAAGAAGCAGAGAAAGACGTCATAACGATCGGAAGGGCAAACAAAAGAGACGGAAGCAACACTTCCGATGTTTATATGTACGGCAAAGGCAAGGGACTTGCCTCAATAAAAAGAAGTTCTGCAAACAAGGAGGAATTCTGCACGCGTCTTTACGTTTTCGGCGCAGAGAGAAACGTCCCGGCAAGATACTACAACTCTAAAGCCATATTGGATGCCGAAAGTGTCGACATCCCGAATCTGATGATACCCATATCGGAGTGGGGAAAGACAAAAGGAATGCCGGATGCAAAAAAAGCGTACCTCGAAGCCGACAGAAAAGTGATTGAAAGATATGGCGTCATACCCCGAACGGTGTATTTCGACGGCACCGAGTTTGGAGAAATATATCCTTCTATAGAATACGCCACGGCAGGCGACATAAGGGCGGCCAAAGGAGTTCTCGGAGAGACAGAGAATATTCCGAATAGACTTTTCTACCAAGACGAATATAGGATTGACCAGATATATATGGCAGTCAATCCGGACGACAACGGAATATACGCAAATCCCGACGGCTCGGCAAAAGGTCTGACAGAAACGTTCGTTGTATATATTCCGCAGATAGGGTTTGACATAAGTAAGCAGGCCTCCCTCACGACGGAAGGGAAAGCCGTCATTTCCGTTAAAAGCGGCATGTGCGCCGGACGGGAATTCATAGTCAAGTCATGCGAATTCCATGTCTTCGAGTATGCGCCAACAGTGGAAACGTGGAAGCTTGTACTTCAGAGAGCCCGGGACGAGTCAACCGGAATGGTATATCCGAACGGAACATACAGGATAGAACAGGAAGACAAGTTTGTCATACTTGAGATCGCAATGCCCGAACTATACATTAGCATAAGTTCAAACAGGCTGCTGTCACAAGGCAAAAAAATCCTTGCTGACTATTCAAGAATCAGTCCCGTCTACGAACCCGACGTGGATTCGATTCATCTGTCCAAAGGAGGAAAGCTTCTCAAGGAAGGCATGTTCATGCAGATGTCGGACCCGGACATCATAGATACGGAAGACAATGTGGACCATGTTCTGATAGACAGTATTGCAATAAACGAAGACGAAAGCGAACTGCCCATATACAAGGTGACTCTCAGGGATTCCAAAAGAGCAGCGAAGAATTTCGGCGCTCTTGAGGAGATGATAGACGATGCCGACAGGGACATAAAAAGGGAACTCGACAAACAGCGAAACTATACGGAGCGCAGATTCAAGGATGCGCTTGAAACAATGTCGATGCTGCAGGGGTCACTTGAGAAATTCACCGAAGGAGTTTCACCCGTTACCGTGCAGACGATGATGATGCTCCTCGGAGACGAAAGTCTTCAATTTGCGTTTACCGAAAGCAGGAACAGCCTCACACCCGTTCCTTTGCCGTTGACATACGATCCACAGACAAAAACGGTCGCGTCCCCCGAAGCAACGCTTATGCACCTCACGCTCGGGATAACCGACATAAAGCCGCACGCAAGCAGAAAGGCGGCAGATTATCTGAGTTGGAACATTCAGGCTTTCAACAGCAAGATTCTTTCCGACGGCAACAAAAAATACTATATATATGCCAAGGTAGGCGCACCCGACGAAAACGGGGCCTATGTCGGCGCGGGCGTATTTTTTCTGTCGGAATCTGTCGTTGGCATGAATGACGAAGCAGGATTCTATCAACTGCTCGTGGGGATTCTCAATTCGGAACAGGGAGGTACGCGTTCGCTTGTCCCGTTGTACGGATTCACCGAAATCCTTCCAGGACAAATCACTACCGATGTAATCCGCAGTTCGGACGGAAACACGTATTTCGATTTGCTGCAAGGCATAATCAGAGGCAGAATTACCTTCATCCCAGGCACTTCGGGCCTGGAGAACGTAGACGGCTATACGGAACGTCAGGGTGAGATAGACGCAGCTATAGAGAAAGCCCGTGCGGACGCTGTAAAAACTTCGGCGGAAGCGTTGTCTTCATTCGAAAGGACAGTGTCCTCTTCGTTGTCTTCGCTTCAAGATCAGATTGACGATTCAGTGACGACTTGGTACGAGAAAGGTGTCCCGACCCTCAACAATGCCCCCGCCGCATCGTGGACCACCGAGTCCGAGCGGAACCGACATATAGGCGACCTCTACTACGACAAGACAAGCGGATACGCGTACCGTTTCCTGCTGGACAGGGCACAGTATGAGTGGGTACGCATATCCGACAGCGACGTGGTGGAGGCCCTGCGTCTGGCGAACGAGGCTCAGGACACGGCGGACGGCAAGAGAACGATATACTATTCCGAGACCGCCCCGACATCCGGGCTCAGCGTAGGGGACATGTGGAGCAACGGCAAGGACTTGAAGATTTGGGACGGCGCCGCATGGGTAGACTCCAACACGTATGCGCAGCAGGGCGACTTGTTGAACTTCAGAAACGAGTACCTCGATTTTGTGTCCAACGTGAATACGCAATTGGACGGAATGATGGAAACCTACTACTTCCCGTATGAGCCCACGAAAACAAACGCCCCTGCATCCGGATGGACGGCGGAGGAAAAGAACATGCATATAGGCGATCTGTTCTTCAATTCATCCACCGGGGAATCGTACATATGGAGAGGGGCAGCCACAGGGTGGGCACCAATAAAGGATGCCGACATCAATAAGGCTTTGTCGGACGCACAGACCGCACAAGACACGGCTGACGGAAAGAGGAGGGTATTCATGGTACAGCCCAAACCTCCGTACGACGAAGGGGACCTCTGGATCAAAACGGGGAGCGACGGCAACGATATGTTCGTTTGTACGCAAACGCGCACCGTCGGCAGTTTCGCCGCGTCGGACTGGAAAGCAAGTAACGATGCTTCGCTGAACGTCTTCGCCGACACCATGCAGAGGACAATAAACAATATACAGAATCAAATAGACGGTAAAGCTGAAACTTGGTATCAATCAACTGACCCATCACTCGCATGGACCTCCGCACAAGACAAGAACAACCACATCGGAGACATCTGGCACAACACTTCGTCCGTAACAATCAACGGAGTAGAATCCGGACAGAGTGCAATATGGAGCGGAACTGGATGGAAGGTCAGCGCCGTACCACAGGAAGTTTTTGACACGATAGATGGAAAGTCTGCCATATATACATCCAAACCATCGTCCTACGAAGCCAACGACATCTGGATATTAGAAGCCGCATATACTCTTGGAGGAACACAATATACGAAAGGGGAACTTGTAACCGCAACTATATCATCGAGCACGTTCAATGCATCACACTGGACAAAGAAGATCAAATATACTGACGACACGGCGGCAGATGCGGCAAAAAAACTTGCCGAAAACGCAAAGAGCGCAGCGGGTGATGCGCAAACGGCGGCAAACACAGCCATAACCGCAGCTGGCAATGCGCAGACAGCCGCGAACAATGCCATGACCGCAGCGGACAACGCCGCGGCTACGCTTGCCGGGTGGGCTGCCGACAATGTCATTTCTCCGCTCGAAAAACAGGGCGTCAAAGACGAAAAGAGGAGCATGGAAGCCGAGTACAACGACATTACCAGCCAGGCACAAATGTACGGAGTCACGTCCGGGTCTGCTCCCGCCGTGACCTGGAAGACTTTGGAAGGGACATGGAACAGTGCCGCACAAAGCTCCGCCAAGGACGGGAAACAGATGACATGTGTATCTCCCGGGACGAGCGGCAGCACAAAAATACGATGTTCGTTTTCCGGAGTCACGCAGATAACGTTCATGTGTCTCTCCAGTGGGGAGATGAACTACGACTACCTTACGATCGGCAACATCGATACGGCCTGTTCGAGGACGTCGTACGGAACATCGCTGAAGGGGAAAAGCGGGACGTGGCAGGCCGTGCAATTCACATGTGACACGGGAGAGCATTACGTTGAGTTCGTCTATTCCAAGGACAGTTCAACAGACCACGCCCCCGACAACGCTACCGTATACATCTCGGCATGGACAGGACCGGACTCATACAAGGCATACTCGGACGCATATGCCTCATACAGATCAAAACTCAACGAAATCCTGTCGTCGGAAGCCGAGAACGTTCCTTTACCTGTCGGGTTCGACACCGCCCAAAGAGACTATTACGCCGCAAGGACAAATATACTCTACCTCATCGCGAGCAAGGCAAAAGCGGCAGCGGATGATGCGACGGCAAAAGCGCAGGAAGCGAAAGAGACAGCGAATGCGGCAAATGCGGCAGCGGTTACACTTGATACAAAAATATCCAACGTAGAAACGGGACTTCAAGAGGACGTAGCAGAGATTAACAGGAGGTTGGACGGCGTAGTCGAGAATTACTTTTACGAATACTCCCCTACTACTAATAATATGCCTGCTTCAGGCTGGACGACAGAACAAGACAAGAAGAATCACCTCGGGGATACCTTCACGAACATACAAGAATATGTTGACGCCGCGACTACGCCGGATGCCGGCAAGTCATGGAGGTGGACATACACTGATTCCGAACACACGGGTTATCATTGGCACCCTATCGCAGACAGTGACGCGGTCAAGGCTTTGTTGGAAGCCTCGGAAGCCAAAGCCGCCGCGGACGGCAAGAGCAGGACGTTCGTTACTCAGCCAAAGCCGCCGTACGACAAGGGAGACCAATGGATAACCGGCAGCAAAGACCTAATGGTATGTATAACATCAAGAACATCCGGACAATACACTGCCTCTGATTGGGAACTTGCAACAAAATATACGGATGACACCAAGGTTGACCATCTTATAGCAGATCTTGATGATGACAACCTCGTAACGGTCGGAGAAAAATTGGGGCTGAGAAGAAGGTTGAAGGAAATAAACCCAAGCGAGACTTCGTCCGTCGTGTTGAAGTCTTATTCTGTTACAGCAAGAGAAGCCACAATGGGGAATGCGTGGACAGAAGTAACGGACAAGAATGATGCCAATTATGGGTGGTATGTCTCTGACTTACATATACGGAACGGCAGGGCCATAACCACCGTAAGACTTAACATCGTTTTCAAATGCGATATTACGGTAGAAATAATGTCAAGGGCCGAGGGTTCGTACGACTACACGATACTCTCACCCCTTGACACAGAATTGACGTGGAGCGGAACGGGAACATTTACTCCAACAAATCAAGTGGCGACAACTAAGGGAAAACAAGGAACCATAGTCAAGCACGTGTTTAGCATGAAACCGGGGACACACTTCTTCCAAGTTGCGTACCGTAAAGACAGTTCAGGGGACACTGAGCCAGACAATGGATACTACAGAATAACAACAAGCGATTATAGCACAGGTTCGTACGGAGAGTATTGTAAACTTTGCGATGAAAAAAAGGACACAAAGAATAAGCAGGCACTAACCGCTACCGCCAATGCGTTGTTCCAGTATATGCACACAACCATAAAGGTATGGGTGAACGAGGTTACCGATATGAGGCCAACCGAAGGGTCTGATGTGGGCCCGGATGAGAGTACCGATGTAAAACCGAATGAGTTTAGAGAAACTATTTATAATTTATTCAAAGCATACGATTCTGTGGTTACGCAGATAGTGATAACGTTGCCTATCAGTGATCTCGACTACTTACGGAATGCACTTCCTAACGGCTCGTCGCTCATAGATGGCGGCGTTGTGCTTACCAATATTATAGGCGTAACCAAAACTGAGCCTGCGCCCGAACCGACCCCCGATAACCCCAACCCTACCCCGCCCGCGCCCAAAATTACTGCTTTTATGAACGGTGCAGACAGTATAGAGGGTCTTGTCGACTCCACTCATGGAGTACTCATGTTTGCCGCAGGAATACCAGAAGGCACGCTTTCGCAGCAGGCCCAAAATGCCGCAACGAGGATATATGCAGACGGAACGTTGATAACAAGAAACGCAAATATAACGGGAAACATAACAGCGGATTCTGGAACGATAGGAAACTTCAAGATAGGTAGTGGCGGATGGCTTAAAGCAACCGAAGATACATATAGCAACCAATTGTCTGCTGCGGGAATTGACATTGAAGCTAATGACGTCAATAACATTACTTCCCATATAAGGGTCTTTTCTTATGGTGCGACAATGACCGCTGATAGTGCAAGGGTTATTATAGCGAGCCGGTACCACAACAAGACACACCAAGTCTCTGCTCCTATTCATTCTGGTTTGTACATATCAGTGGAATCCGATGGTACATATAGTTCAGAGGTTGAGAATAACGCTATTCGATGTGAGAACGGTACGTTCGCCGGTCTTCGTCCTCAGGCAAGAACAATCAACGGGGGGTTAACGCTGACGGAATTTGATTACTATATACTCTGTCAAGGAAGCAGCACCGATGCACAGTTCAGCATACAACTTCCTTCAACTCCGAAAAACGGACAGAGATACGAGATCGACCAAACGGGGAACGTAAAGAGGCGCCTGTATTCTACAAATAAGAAGTTATATGTCATCGGTTACCAATGGGGAGTGACAGAGTTCACCCTTGAAACCCAAGACTACAGACTCCTGCGCGTGGTATACGTTGAAAAATACGGATATTGGGTAGTAGGGGTAATGCCTAACGCATAAAACAATATTAATCATGAAGACCGTTAATTTCAAAAATTTCAAGATGTTCAAGGACATCACACAAGAAGAGACAGTAGAAGTGGACGCGCGCCGAGAAATTGCCGACAGCATCTACAAGAATAGTGCAGGGATAATGGCTCACGACCTTGCGCTGCGGATTTATCGGAGTGAAGGGGCGATGGAACTGTCGGATGAAGAGGCGGGCTTCCTCGAAGACTTTGCTTCAAGGGGGACTCCGCTGTTTACTGACAGCATGAAAGCAAACATAACCGAGACACGGGAGGGATAGACATGTCGGCAACAATACGAATCGGCAACGATATAACGGTAAAATGGAGAATCTCCATCCTTACGCCGGACGGGACATATCAAGACTATACTCTTGATGGCAGGAAACTGACCCTGTATCTCGGGAACCACGCCGGAAAGGCTCGGATGTACGACTTCTCCGTGGATGGCAACGTCCTGACGTGGATATTCAGAGGCAAGGATCAGAAATCTACGGGAAGGTATTATCTTACGCTCGTGGAAAACGAAGGACAAGATAACATGCACACGGTAGATTCGTGCGAAGTTTTCTGTCTCACGGCCGAAAGCAGAAAAGCCTCGTGCGGTCAGCCTTGCGGGGCCGTAACAGCAGAGACCGTGCAACTCGCCTCTGTGGTCTCCATGGGGGTGCCGGGACCTCAGGGGCTGTCAGCCTATGAGGTGGCGGTACAGAGCGGATTTGCTGGAAGCGAAGAAGAATGGCTTGAATCCATGAAGATGCTTGTTGTACAGGAAACAGGCAAATCCGATTCCGCCGTCATGTCCCAGAAAGCTGTGACTGAAGAACTGAACAAGAAGCAGGGGGTGTTGACGCAAGGCAGGGGCATTGAAATCTCCGGGGGCATCATAAGCTGTACTTTAGACACAACGTTGTTCAAAATAGTGGAGGCACTACCAGCCGCACCGGAGGATTCAGATACATCAAAGATATTCATCGTTCCTGCCGTTTCTGGAGAAGACGACAATAGATATGTCGAATATGTGTTTGTCAACGGCAAATGGGAAAAACTTGGAGAGTTCAAGGCCGATGTGGATCTCAGCGTATATGCGACAAAAACTGAATTACTTGGCACGAACGAAAAAATCAATAACATTGCCGAGTCGCTGGCTGAACTTGGACACAACGCCGAGAAAGCGCAAGTAGCCGCAGATGCAGCACAGAGCGCCGTATCCGCCGTGTCATCCGAAGTGGACGGCATCAAGAAGTTGATACCTGCCGAAGCCTCGGAGACCAATAAACTCGCCGACAAGGAGTTCGTCAATTCTTCCATTGCAACATCTACGGCAACATTCCGCGGCACTTATGACAGCACCGCGGACTTCCCGACTACCGCAGACGACAACGACTATGTATTTCTGAAGGTGATGGACCCGAACACCCCCGGGCAGGTTCTGCGATACGACCGATACAAGTGGAATGGTACGGGGTGGGAATTCGAGTTCTCGCTTAACAACTCATCATTCACGGCAGCCCAGTGGGCGGCCATAAACAGCGGCATTACTTCCAGCAAGATTACAAGTATCGAGCAGTCCATCAGCAAATCGTATGTCAAGCCCGGCGGGGGCATTCCGAAGTCAGACCTCTCGCCGGATGTGCAGACATCTTTAGTCACTGATGAAGAAAAGACAAAGTGGAATGCCGCAGCAGTCGCTGCTGACAATTCCTACACGCTGAATATATCCGGAATAGACAAGAAGCCTGACAAGTCCATAAAAGTCCCTGATGCAGATATGGATGACTTCACCCAGGCGTTATATGGCAACAAGATAATGTATATCAACACGGGGGCAAGCGGTGTGTATTATCAGACGTTGGTGCAAGGGATGTGCCATTTTGATGTACATGGCAGCCTCATATTCTATATCGCTCCCCGCTATTGGTCCGAGTCGCCGGCACATGAAATCGAGTTTGTCATGCTGAAAGTGACGGGGGGAGATACTATTACAAAGACATCCTTAGTCGTGGACTTGAGCATTGCAACCGACAAGGAGATAGATTCAATGTTTCAATAAAAACAAAAAGTTATGGCTTTGATTGATACACAAAAACTTGCGCGTTTTTTAGATAACTTAAAAAAACTTTTCGCCACAAAAGACGAATTGGCTGAGGGTTTTGTAAAACATTCAGACTTGCCCGTGGTAAAGGGTACGGGGAACTATTCTGTAAGGATTCCCATAGATGCGAATCAAGATAACAACGGTACTGTGGCTTCAGGTGCTGCCAGTGTATCTCTTGGCGACCAGACTGTAGCCTCTGGCGACAATGCCCTCGCTGAGGGCGAGAGAACAGAAGCGTCTGGATACGATTCGCATGCCGAAGGGTACTTGTCCAAGGCTTCTGGGAGTAGGTCACATGCTGAAGGGAATTACACTAATGCCGTTGGAAATGGAAGCCATTCCGAAGGTGAGAATACCACGGCTAATGGAATGAATTCTCATGTTGAAGGCAATGGAAGCCAGACAGGTGCTGATGCCTATGGCGCACATGCCGAAGGGTATTATACTAAGGCGAACTCCGCATACTCCCACGCTGAGGGATACAACACCACTGCCGGATCACGAGGCGCTCACGCTGAGGGATCCGGCGCATCTGTCGGAAATAATGCAGAAGGTGCGCATGCAGAAGGCATCGGCAAAGCGAATGCGCAGTATGCCCATGCAGAGGGTGCCGGTCAAGCCAATGCAATTAACTCACACGCTGAAGGTCTTTATGCCGTCGTTCTTGCTTCAGGACAAGGCGCACACGCTGAGGGAACATCCACTGCTGAGGGGATTATATCGCATGCCGAGGGCAATAAGACTAAAGCCGTAGGCCTCTATAGCCATTCAGAGGGAAATGAAACCACCGCTTCCGGTGTAGAATCGCACGCCGAGGGCGTCAAAACAACGGCCAGCGGTAAGCACTCTCATGCGGAAGGGTATCTCACTGTCGCAGCCGGCGAGGCTTCGCATGCGGAAGGAGGACCGAACAATCAGGCAAACGGTATGTTTTCGCATGCGGAAGGACAAGGCAACACGGTAGCAGAATCGGCGAGCATTGCACATGCCGAAGGATATGGCAATGTTGCCAACGGGGCTCTGTCACACGTTGAAGGAGGTAACAACATCGCAGAAAACACTTACGAGCACGCACAAGGCTGCTACAACAAGAGCAACAAGGCTGACAATGTCGACAATTCTACGATACACTCTGTAGGGTGCGGCAACGGGCCTGATGCAAGGAAGAACGCACACGAGATTCTCAAGAATGGCGAGAACTACATGCTTGGCATCGGCGGATATGACGGAACCAACCCGTATGAGTCGAAATCGCTGCGAGAGGTGATAGATAAACTCGAAGAGGCTTATAGTCCAATACCGGAAGAAATCGCCGAACAGGCATATGTCATAGAGGCAATATTGGCAAAGGAGGACAAGTTCGGCAAAGCGCAAGGGAACAGGGTGGACGCCCGCGAATACTCCGTCTACGGCTATCCGGACACCCTCCTTGCGCACGGAACGCCTTCTGCGGATGTCCGTCCGATAAATCTTCCGGACGATTTGCCGTGGGATGGTATCCCGTCGCATATGGGGCAGAAGTACATCAACCTCGATGCCGCTTCGGGCGGGTTCTACTATTCCGTGGGATTCTCCTCGATCGGTGATTGGAGACAGCAGTAAATCAACGATAATATCAGACGATTATGATAAAGCATTACAACACAGAGGCGGAGTATGAATCCGCCGTGAAAAGCACAACGGAAAGCCAAGTATCGCTTGTCGGTGCGGACAATGAGGTACACTTTGACGGCACCAATGTCGTCGTGGGTGCGCGGTCTGCAATGACGGGAAGCGTTGTCGTATTGGATGCCAACAATGCCATCCACTTCATTGCGTACAACACCTTCAAATCGGCAAATTTCGCCACGGACTGGACAATCGTTGGGGTTGTTGCCGTCGGGGTTGACCATCCTAAGTTTCGCGGAAGGCTCGTCATCGTCAACAAGACGAATACTTCCGCAGAATGGAGTACCGCATACTCCTTCAAACTCACGGGCTACACCCTTGACGGGGTTTCGCACGAGGGAACACTGAACATATGGGACGCATCCGACAACTGGGCAGCAGTGCACCCGCACGTGGTCACTTATACGGCATCCACGGCGGAAGAAATGGTCGCACAGCTCAATACTTACTTCAAGGCAAACGAGCCGTTCACGACGCAGGACTGGGTGGCGTCCTCCGATGCCGACGGGGTGATAACCCTCACAATACACTATATACACTGGAGGCAGGCTTCGGACAACGGTTCCGCGGGATTCACACTCACCGCCAATCTTCTGCCGGAACTCATCGCGAACAGTATGATGCTTCGGTACAGCGGACAGAGAAGCGGAGAGGGTGCAATCATCAACTGGGACAGAGCACTCGCGTATTTCCGCGCTGACAACGCCAGTACATCCTACAACCCGAGCACGGATGTAACTTCGACGAAACGCCAGTATCCGATATGCCTGCCCGGGTACCTCGGTACCTCGCAGTATCGGAGCGACCACTGCGCCCTCCTCCGCGCCCATTACGGAGAGGGAGAAGAAGGATGGCTGAAGTTTATGGAATCCTGTCGGGCGGTCAATCCTTCGTTTTACGGCGCGCTAAACGATGAGATAGTAGGTGACGGGCATCGTAACACATATATCCTTGCACCGAAGATGCGGACGAAGCAGGATGGTACGCAGGTACCGCTAAGCCCCGCTGCTCAGTTCTGCGCGGGGGTAGAGTACAGTCACGACCTCTTCCGTGCGGGCAAGTGGCACCTGCCGTCAATAGCGACCTTGCTCGACATCGTTCACGGCATCCACTACGGAACGAATCCCGACAGGAAATCCGACCCGCTCAATGCCGCACTTGCAGCTATCGGAGGTTCCCCTATCAGTAACGGTTCCGGCGTTTGGTCGGCTTCTCGGTGCAGCGCCGGCAACGCGTGGTGCTCGAGCGGCAACTTCGGTTTTGCCAGCGGGGGCAGCATGGGCGGCAGGAACCTCGCTGTGCCGTGCGTGCTTCTGAATGTTGGCGAAGCCGACTCTTGATTCTTATCCTTGGGGCGGACGTCGGCAGCGGACGCCCCGTATAAAACAATATAAACGAAACGAGTTATGATTGAAGGAGAAAGCATCTACATCGATTTGAAGAATATGCGCAGGATACTGCGCAGCGAGGCGCAATTCCTTATGGAGAAGAGCAATAGAATCGCGTTCTGCACTCCCGCCATCGAAGTATGCACACAGGCAATCGTCGCCTTCGAAATGGCGTACGATTTCCCGCCGGAGAGGCTCCACTACGCGAAGAAGTTGAAGACCTTGTGCATCATCCTGAAACACGACATCGAGGACATCAGCGAACTGAACCTGCTTGTCGGGAAGAATGTGCGCACGGGGCGTGATGCCGATTCCGTCAATCTCGAACTCGCTCGGATTATGGGAAGCATAGACAAAGGCATAGGCCGTTATGTCAACAGCGTGTTCAAGGGCAAGACTTCCGCTGATTTAGGCGGAGGCAGTCTGAAATGAATGAAGGAGTCCGGGCCGTCATTTACGGCTTAAGCCCCACAAGGGGACAATCGGACTCGAAGGGGTTCCAACGTTTGGTCGGCTTCTCGGTACAGCACCAACAACGCGTGGTACTCGAACGGCAACAACGGTTTTGCCAACGGGAACAACATGAACAACAGGAACCTCGCTGTGCCGTGCGTGAATCAATCAGAAAACAGATACGATGACTTTCAAGGACTTATACGATGCGTACTTCGTCACGCGGCAAAACAAACGCCGGAGTGCGGACAGTGTATGCTTCGAGGTACACTGGCAGCGAAATCTCTGTCAGTTGTACGAAGACATCGTAAACCGAACTCTCAGACCGGCGGCCCGTGCCTTTATCGCGCCCAAACCGAAACCGCGGGAAGTCTTCGCCTGCGACATGGGGATGCGCATCGTCCACCATTACATCGACATCAGACTTCGTCCGCTCATCGAAGCAAGACTGACCGACCGGACGTTCAACAACCGCATCGGCTTCGGGCAGAACGTTGCGATAAATCAAGTCATCGAAGACATCTACGAAGTCAGCAAGGGGTACACGGAAGACGCCTACATCATCAAGATGGACCTCTGCGGGTACTTTCCGAACGCAAATCAGGACATCGTATATCGGCAGCTTGTCGACCTTGTGCAGAAAGAATACCACGGGGATGATAAGGACGACCTGCTGTATATGATTGCCGCAAGCGTGTTCTCATACCCGACACGCCACTGCGAGAGAATCAGCCCGCTATGGAAGTGGCAGCAGATTCCGGACAGCAAGAGCCTCTTCCGGAAGCCGGACGGCATCGGCGGCGCAATCGGGCACCTTATATGGCAGAACGCGATGAACTACTATCTCAACGACATTGACCACTGGATGGTAGACGAATGCGGACTGCACTACTCGCGATTTGTCGACGACATGGTAATCGTCACCGACAACAAGGAGGCAGCCCTTGCGATGATTCCGCTTCTTCGGGAGCGACTTGCCGTGTACGGTTGCACCCTTCATCCGAAGAAGTTCTACTGCCAGCACTACACGAAAGGCGTCCAGTTTATCGGGGCGTACGTCAAGCCGGGACGCATCACTTTGAAACGGCGGACTATCCGGAACGCCGAGAACGCAGTCAGACAGCTGAACCGCCGTATAGGAGAGGGACACATTGACACCCTCCTTCAGAGACTCAACAGCAGCCTCGGCCTGTTCAAGACGCGAAACGGACACAATGCATCCCTTGCGCTCATCAAGAAACTGAATCCACGATGGCTTAAGTACGTGCAATTTAACCCACACAGGACGTGCATGGAAGCCACGAAGGGACATACGTTCAACGAGAGATTAAGAAGAAAATTTCACCTTAAAAAAGTAAAAAATGACACAAGAAGAAAAAAGAACGCTGCTTAATATGCAGCATGAGGTCGTTCTAAAAGAAAACGCATACCTCAAACAGACAGACTACGTTGCAGCCAAGATAGCGGAGGGAGCAGCGACGGCCGAAGAATACGCCGAGACAATCGGGAAGCGACAAGCAGCACGCGATGCCATCAATGCCGCACAGGCGGAAATAGAAAGGCTCGAATCTATTGAGATAGAGGAGGAAGAGCCTATGATGAGGGAGGAAGAATAGAATGGACTGGACGGCAGTAATAACAGCCATTGTTACCGCACTGATACCGACCGGAGGCTTCGTCGCATTGTTCACCATCCGGGAGAAGAAGACGGAGATGGCCCTGAACAATGCAAACAAGATAAACGAGCAGTGGGCACTGTTTGCGCAGAATGAAGAGAAACGCCGTGCGGAATTGAAAGAAGACCTCGACAAGAAGGATAAGAAGATTGACGAACTTCGGAGGCTCATAACAACGAAGGACAAGGAACTCGACGAAGCGCATACGGATATAGCCCTTGCGAAGATTATGATATGCGACAAGTTGGGATGTATGAAGAGGCGTCCCCCCTTCGGTGCGGGTCGTGGCTACGATTTGAGTAAAGTGGACTTCACACAAGAGGAGGCCGTCATGGACTGCATATGCAAAGAAGAGACAAACAATGGGAACAATCAGTAAAAATTTCAGTTACAGGGAATTCGAACGGAGCGACACGGCGAAGGCGAAGCACATCTGCAATGTCATCAGAACGCCGGAGGTGCGCGACAGCATCAAGGCCCTTGTTGGCAATGTCCTGCAGCCCCTGCGCGATGCGTGGGGGGAACCGCTCGTCATCAACAGCGGTTACCGATGCCCGGAACTCAACAAGGCCGTCGGTGGCGTGCCGTCTTCACAACACGTCCTCGGGGAGGCTGCCGATGTGGCCTGCCGCAATCCGTGGCAGTTGGCGGAACTGGCCCGCGTGCTCAAGTTGCCGTACGACCAGATGATTCTCTATCCGACCTTCGTCCACTTCTCCCACCGGCTGGACGGAGCGCAGCGGGGGATGATTCTGTACAACTACCGCTATAAGGGGAGGAGGTTATAAATCATCATTATAAACATTAAAAGTCCACAAAGGTAATGATTATATAGTATTTAGACATTGTATTGTTTTACGGGGACGGCCGCGATGGTTCTCTCCGTTTTTACACTTTCACAGTATGAAGACAACAAAATATATATTAATGTCAGTGGGATTCCTGGCGATATGCGTTGGATTTCTCGCCGGAAGATACACGCACAAAAATCCTGCTCACGACATAAATGTCGCCAGCAGAACAGACACCCTTACGGTATACGACACAATCATTTTTGAAAAACCGGTTCCAACATACATATATGCTGTTGACACTCTGTTCATCCCTGCCACCGACACTGTCATAGTTCACGACACGACATATGTGCTTATACAGAAGGAACGAAAAATTTATGAAGACAGCACATACAGAGCCGTTGTCTCCGGATATATGCCATCATTGGACAGCATAGCAGTATACCCTGCGACAAAATACATCAATACCGCCAGGAACATTACTGCCGCTTCGACAAAAAGGTGGGGAATAGGAATACAGGTCGGATACGGCCTTCATGTCTATGACGGACAAATATATCATGCGCCATACTTAGGGATAGGAATATCATATAATATCATCAGATTCTGAAAATAGACATGCAGGGGAAAGAAAAAGCCCCTGCCTCATATCGGAGCCCTCTCAACTGCCGCCGATACGCAAAAGTGCTGAACCACCAAGACAGGGGCATAATAGCCTGCTTTATGTGGTCCGGCACTTTTGCTTTAGCAGTTGAGAGAGTTTTGCAAAGTTACATAATTTTCTTCGATATGAGAACAAATGAAATCTTTTCGCGCGTACTTGACGCCGTATCGGTCGCATCTGACCTTAACAAAGAAACAGTTCTTTCAAATTCAAGAGCGTCGGAAGTTGTGGATGCAAGGTACATCTGCATCATGCTTCTCCATAAGAGAGGGTTTACGCACCGTCAGATCGGAGAGCGCCTCGGAATGACAAAGCAAGGAGTAAGCTATGCTCTGAACCATTGCGAAGAAAGAGCGGCCGCCGGAGGTCCCACTTTCACTTGCATTTACGATTGGGCCTGTCGCATTTTAAAGAGAGGGCTGTAAAGCAAGAGTAAAGTAAGAGACAAGCAACTGATTGCCAATCGGAATGTTTTAAGAGAACTTTGCGGTGTCCGGACAATATTTATTCATCAACAACAAAAATTGTTTTTATGTCAGACACCAAAATATTTTCTTTTCCCGACAGCGGAAGTTCCGCTGGACTAACCGGCATTGCCGCAATGCTCCCAGCGTTGCTCCAAAGTCGAGGTACCGATCCCGGATATCTGATGGGGCTGATGAACAGCAACAAAGGAAACGGTGGTTTCTTCGGGAACAACGGGGGCTTTCAGGACATCATTGCGTTAATCGTCATCGCGGCCATCTTCGGCAACGGCAACGGAGGAGGCATATTCGGAGGCAACAACGGAAGCAAGGAAGGCCGTGATATGATTATGCAGGCTCTAAACCGCAACGGCGTGGATACCGCCGCACTCGCACAGGCCGTAAACACTTCAAGTGACCAGATTCTTGCCGGCATTAATTCCGTTTCGCAGGCTATATGCGGACTCGGTAATCAGATGGGGCAAAGCACAAACCAAATCCTTACAGCCCTGTTGCAGGGGAATAACGCCCTTACAAGCCAGATATGCAGTTGTTGCTGCGACCTCAAATCCCTCGTGACCAACCAGGGGTACGAGAACAGACTGGCCACCATTAACCAAACCAACGAACTGAAGTCGGACGCCAACACGCATTTCAATGTCGTCGGAGCGAAAATTGACGCCCAGACACAAATCATCAACGACAAGTTCTGCCAGCTTGAAATGCGTGAAATGCAGAACAAACTCGACAAAGTACGCGAGGAGAACAGCGCCTACAAGACCTCTGCGATGACTTCGCAGATTGTCGGGCAGGCTACAGCGCCGCTCGGTGCGGCGCTTGCTGATCTTTCCGCCCGTCTTGCAAAGATTGAGTGCAAACAGCCCGAGACGATAACAGTGCCGAATCCACAAGGAGTTGTCATTCCGAGTTGCGTTGCAGCGCAGATGGGACTCGGATTGGGATTCAACGGGCTGGGCTTGGCCGGAGGATTCTGGGGTTAAACATGAAAAGGAGGCAGTTATGGCAACCAATCCTTTCACATGGGTCAACCGCAGGGGATCCGCAGCGATACAGTCGAGGTCAGTCGCCGTCAACGCCGAGAACGTGACATTCTCGTTCCAGAATCATGCATTCGCAAGCGGATGGTATAGAGGAACTGTTTTCGTCAACTTGGTGCAGGAGATACCTGCGGGAACAACCGGAACGCTACCAATCTTATTCGAGACGAACGGTTTCACCCAAGCCGTCACCAAATACGGTGGCGCGCCGCTGACCGCTGCGGACATTCCAGGAACAGGCGTCTACGAATTTTGGTTCGACAGGACTACAAATACACTCCAGGTACTTACCGGTGTTGTTTAAAATCCAGGGAGGGCTTCCCCTCCCTGTTACAATCTGAACATCGACAACAATATAACCGACAATTATGTTTAACGAATTAAGAGAAGGCAGTCCCCTCTATATTTTACGCAAAGGCGACAAGAAAAACGCGCCAACGCTCCGTATAGCCTATGTTACAAAGAAGAGTAACCCGCTTACAGCCGCAGGCACACCCGCATTGAACTACGGCCCTCCAACGGAATCGTTTGTGGACATTGAAGCGAAGGCGGATAACGAAGAATACAATTTCGGCAAACTGAGAAGCAGTGATTCCACGCGTTTCTACCCGAACGAAAACACATTCATATCCGACAGCCGCGAGCAGGTAATACAAGAATTCGAAAACATGTACCGTATGAGCATGCAGACACTGGAAACCATGTCTTATCATCAGGGCGTTGCAGATGCATATGAAGAAATAATGTGTCAGTTGAACCCACAGCTTGCGAAAGAACGGGAACAAGGCGAAAAAATCGGCGCGCTTGAGCATAAAATTACAGGAATAGAAAGTACGCTTACAAGTATACAGGATATGCTCTCCAAGGCGTTGGACAATGGAGGTTCAAAAAAATCAAACGACAAATAGTTATGGGATTTATAATTGAAATATCAGAAAGCAAACTCGAACAGATGGCCGAGCATGCCGAGAAAATGCTGAAACACGGAGGTAAGTTGATGCAATGCATCGAAGAACTCTCTGAGGACTCCATGGGGGAACGCGGTTATAGCCGCACAGGATTCCGCGACGAAAGGGATGACGAAGGCGGCTACGACATGGGAGAACGTAGGGTCTCAAGGGGAACCGGACGCTACGGCCGATCCCATTAGAATGGTACGGGCGGTTTCAGGGTACCGCCCGTCTTTATGAAAACCAACACAAGGACATCATGAAAGAATCACTGGACTCATTCGATATATTGATGCCAAGGGAGATGAGGTCATATCTCCGCAGCTACGGGCATAACTTTAACCGCAAGGCATGTGATCTTGCTGTAAAGCGTATGAAAAGACTCAATCCGGCCACCGGAAAGACTGAAAAAATCGAGCCGATGACAAATGAGCAGGTTGAAGAACTTCTTCAGAAACACGGCGTCAAGTTGGAAAACAACGAAGGGCACAACTTCGTATATGCAGCCAATATGATAAAGGCCGACTACTGGAAATCAAGCATAGAGGACGAAAGACACCTCGCTTTGATGGTCAAGGATATTATAGATGACCCCGACAACAAGGGCGGGAACCTGTTCCGGAAATGGCTTGCCGATTGTGATGCAAATGGTGTGCTGATTGACTGGGAAGAACTGTTATGATACGACAGGACATCCGTATCGGGAGGATAGGCTGGAGCATAAGGATATATTATGCTGTCACGCACTACGAAGTAGATGAAATCATGGAGTCTCTTGAAGGAGCCGGATGCCATGGAGAGGACCTCGAGCGTGCATATAGAAACCTTTCTTCTGGAAAGATGAACACCGGGATATGTCACACTGGAGACCATTGCAGCGTACTGGTCATTTCCGTTACATCGTCCGCTGATCAGTTCATGGATTCTCTCGTCCATGAACTTCATCATCTTGCGACACAGATCGCAACCAGAACGAAGATGAGTCTCACCGGAGAAGGCGTATGCTATCTGGCAGGGAGAATTGCAAAGGAAATGCACCCTGTTGCAAGGCGATTCCTTTGTGAGAGATGCAGACATAAACTACAGGCCGGTCTTAATCCAGAACACAGTCCTTGACTTCTTCCAGGAAGCGCCCGCGCTCCGGACTGCGTCAAGAGCATCTTGCAGATGTCCGGTATGCGGGCCATACCATATCACGCAAAACTCGTGCTGGGATTATCCCATAAGGGCAAGCAAGGTGGCATCACGCATTTCCTGATTGATGCGGCCAACGAGGGGGGCATAGCCATACTGCCGCAGCTGCATATTCAATTCATCGGTAGTTATCTTCCTGTTCTTGCCTCTCCAGCACTTCAAAAGCGGTTTGCGGAGTTCGTAAATGACATTGTGATGCACGCACATCTCTGCTATCTTTCGGCCCGTTTCTATATTGCGTCCAACATTTTCACCCATTTTTGCCGCCTTCGCCGTACTTACGCCTTTTGACAAATGCCAATTGGAACTATTTAGCCAGGCTGCTTCTATCAGTACACGATAACTCTCACCAGACTCAGCAGATTTATTCTTGACAAAAAGAAGATAATCCATAAGTTCTGGGAACAACAAGGCGGTACATTCTACCAGTTTCTCCTTCTTGTGGAGCCAAGCGACGCCAGACTTATCCACATCGGGGTCTATTGCTATGATGTTTTCATATTGTATAACAGATTCCATATTTCCTTCGATTTATTTAGCATTTGTTGTAAGGTCTGTGTGTTATATTGCACTTTTCTGCCCGGAAGAGACTTCCACTCATAAAACGCTATAGGCTCGGACGCGTCGTTGTTGTTTTCGTTGATGCACATTGTCGTAAGCTCAATCCCGCTTCCTACGTTCATTGACAATAAGATCTCCAACGAACACGATGAAATATCGAATAAATATTCGATATTTAGAGATTATCGAACAATTGCTCTATAATCATCAGACAGTCGTCATTTGCGCTTTTGGACCCAAACAAGCGACTTTCTTCCGAGAAACAAGCAAACTGTCGTCCGACAGAAGAAAGTCGCCAAACAGCCTAATTTTCGCTTTCTCAGAAGAACATTGCAGCAACGAGCAGTACAGCGAATCCGGCAAGCAGAACAAATCCCCACGGCGACATAACCTCGTCATTGTCCCAATCTCCGCAGACTTCCTCTATACCGATATTGAATAAGAATATTTGTTTTTCTTAAAAGATTTATAAACCCACATATTAATGTATTGTTTCGTAATATTACAATATTATGCACGGCACCACTAGGTTCCTGTCGCTCATGTAGCCCCCGTTGGCAAAACCGATGCTGCCGCTCGAGTACCACGCGCCGTAGGCGCCGCTCCGAGAAGCCGACCAAACGAAGGAAAAGTCTTGCTTCCCGAACAGGTCCGCCCCCTCTATCTCGCGGGCAAGGTCGTCAATCTCCCGCTCCCACGGACTGATTTCCAGTGCCGCC